CACCGCCCCCACCACTTCCCCCACCACCTTGAGCTGGCACATTTAATACTGGGCTCTTAGAACTTTCTCCATCACTATTTTCTAAAGACCACTTTATATTATATGTTGTATTTACAGTATCTAACATTTGAAATGTATGAGAATAGTTTCCAGAAGCATCTATACTATTAGTCCCATAAATATCATAGACAAAATTTCCACTACCAGATGCAATATAAAATTTTGCACTAGTAAAGGGGGTACCAGTTACATTTGTGACATTACCACTAACTGTAATAGTGCCGCTTGTAGAACTACTTTTAGTTGGCGCAGCTGGTTGAGATGGGACTGGAGGTTGTGATATTATTACTTTACGAATTAAATGATTGTAAATATCTGAAAAATATAGATTATTTGAAGAATCTACTGCAACACCAATTGGAGCATTCATTTCAGCACTACTAGCAGGCCCTCCATCTCCAGAATATCCGAGTGATCCAGTACCTGCTAGAGTTGTAATTATACCAGAAGAATCTATTTTACGAATTACATGATTGCCAGAATCTGCGATATATAGATTTCCTAAGGAATCGAATGCAATGCCACTTGGAGTATTTAATTCAGCACTAGTAGCAGGCCCTCCATCTCCAGAATATCCTGCAATTGGAATTCCTGAAGAATCTACAAATCCAGCAAATCTAGTAATTATTCCAGAAGAATCTATTTTACGAATTACATTATATCCAGTATCTGCGATATATATATATCCTAATGAATCTACTGCAATGCCAAGTGGACCACATACTCTAGCACTAGTAGCAAGTCCTCCATCTCCAAAATACGACCCTCCTTTGCCTCCAATACCTGCTAGAGTTGTAATTATACCAGAAGAATCTATTTTACGAATTCTTAGATTCGCAGTATCTGAAAAATATATATTATTTGAAGAATCTACATAAATTTCACTTGGTTGACTCATTTCAGCACTAGTAGCAGGTCCTCCATCTCCAGAAAATCCTGAAATTGGATTTCCTGAAGAATCTAGAGATCCAGCAATTCTAGTAATTATTCCAGAAGAATCTATTTTACGAATTACATCATATCCATTTTCTACGATATATAGATTTCCTGATGAATCTACTGCAACTCCATTTGGTTGAATTACTTTAGCACTAGTAGCAAGCCCTCCATCTCCATAATCAGAATAGGGAAGAAATAGTGATGGATCAGCACTAGCTGTTAGACTTGTAATTATTCCAGAAGAATCTATTTTACGAATTCTGTTATTCAGAGAATCTGAAAAATATAGATTATTTGAAGAATCTACTGCAACTCCGCGTGGACCAAGTAATTCAGCACTAGTAGCAGGTCCTCCATCTCCAGAAAATCCTGAAATTGGAATTCCTGAAGCATCTAAAGATCCAGCAAATCTAGAAATCACCGCTGGCATATTCTATTATCACTATTATTTTTATATATCAGAAATGATACGAATATATAAAAATACTTGTATAATTTTTCTAGAATAATTAAAGAGATGAGGTCTATATCCGGAACAAATCATCTGCCTTATTTAGCTCACGTGGTATCCACCGGACTCCCAAATACTCCATTTTTCTGGATTCCTTGAAAATCTGAGAATAATAATCAGCCAAATATGATTTTGCTGGAGGCTTTCTAAAAATAAGGTGTTTTATCACAGGCAAGCAATCATTCTCTAATTCAACTGACCCCTGGTCTTTCTTCAACGCAAACTCGATACCGCTGAGAACAGAAACCCACTCTGATTCTGTTGAGTTTATGTGGTCTATATATGTATCTATGAGTGTGTAATCAATGTGTTCATTAGTTCTCAAGATAACCGCGGTTCTAGACATTTCAACGTATTGAGTAGAAAAAGAGCCATCTGTTTGCACTAGAGCTACCTTGGGTGGCCTGGGGCCAGATTTAGTTAGAATGGAAAAGGGTGTTGGTTTCTTCAAAAAGGTAGCTAGAGCTTGTCTCATCTTCTTAATTTAGATGTCTTTTTCATTTTCTTAGCCTTGCTAGATTTTTTGCGGTTATTAGCCTTGCGAGTCTTTCTATACCCACCGCTCAAAGGGACCAAAGGGACCAAAGGGACCAAAGGGGCAACAGGGGCCACAGGGGCCACAGGGGCCAAAGGGGCCACAGGGGCCACAGGGGCCACAGGGGCCACAGGGGCAACAGGGCTCACAGAGCTCTCATCACCAGATTCATCTGCAGGAAGTTTAGCCTGAGATACCGCGTCCAATACCGGATCTACAAGCTTGTAATATACATATGATAAAGTAACACCAGAAGGCTGTAGAGTAAAATACGCAGTTCTTTCCCCATAGCCTGGATTTTTCATACCTCTTAAGCGAAATCCTCCAGCAAAGAACATACCTAAATATTCGGCATGTGCAAACCCTGCTGCATAACTAGAACCTGCTACTGAAACAAAATCAGGAATGTGATTTTTAGTCGCAGCACTATATATTCCCTTCTGTTGTCCCAAACCGCCGGCTTGAGTATTTTCTGACTTTTCCTCTTCCTTAGCTTCTACCGCAGGGTCTTTATTAGGCGGAGGCTCAACACCAGTCAAACTCTTAACAATTGCATTTAGAGCTGCTGAATTCTTCCAATCACCGAGTCCAATATCTTCAGGAAATGGCCAGGTTGCCGGATCACGATAGCGTGTTACACTGGAAACACCGTAGAATTTGCGAACATTGTCAATTGAATACGGCTGACCATTTGCTTCTGGTCTAAAATCAGTAGCCAAAGGTCTGAATCCAGGGTGAGCAAAACCAGCTGGTATACTTGGAATTATATCATTAGGACCAAGGCCAAAGGCGAATCCTTGAATTATAGACATTCCAGAAGTGCGTGCTGCGATTTTCTGGCTTACTACACGGTCAAGTGTGATAAGGCCAGATTCAAGATGTCTATTGAATGTATTACGTGCGGTATCAGATAGGAGAGTTGGTGCACCATAAGAAAGAATATGGATACTTTTTACCTTGGTCATTATGGGAATTGTTCCAGATACCTTTCCTTCAGCTAGAATAAATGCAAAAAGAGTGCAGTAGGCACCTCCAAGGGAATGACCGCATAAGAATAAGCGCCCATCTGCTGTAATATGTTCAGATAAGGCATCCATTAGAATGACCCATGTTTTGACAATGGGTTTAACAAAGGCGCCAGTTACAAGATTACGACCCTCATTCTCAGTAACTTTTACGCCGACACCTTGTAATAATCCGCCTAAATCAGATGCTGTGAATTGAGACATTAGATCGTGTTTGAAATTCTTCATTGTGCTAGAGCCCTTAAAAGAAACAAATACATCCGTAGGTTGTAGAATACTATTGGGATTTGCCCTTGCATTTATTTTTGATCCATTAATCACGAGACATGTCATGTCACCAGGTGTTGAAATATATGTTGCATATTTTGTATCTGATGGATTCGCAATAGTTAGAGAATATGATTCCATTGGGCGATCACTTTCTGAGCCAGGTGCAGAACTAGGAATTTTTCGCTTAGCAGCGAATTGTTTATCATATGCGGTAATCACTTTATTTACCACGTCATTAGACATTCCTAGAGATTTTTCAATAACATTCCACATTATACCGGTATCGCAATATACGAGACGACTAAGTTGGGCTCCGAGATATAATATGTGCTCGTATTTCTTGAAATTTTCTGCACCGACCTTTCCAGCAGCTTCTTTACTTACTTTATTAGGTAGACCAAAACAAACAGGCCGTAGTGTAGAGTCATATCTTTCACCAGCTGCTATAGACTTCTTACTAAAAAATCCGAGCATTCTAATATAATCCCTATAAAAATTGAAGTCGCTTTAAACTTTGTAATAGCATACAATGCAACCAGCCTTTAATAAGACTTACAAGAGCACAATTCAAGGCATCGCCTTTGGCAGCCTTTCTGACGATGTCCTAAAGCAGCTCTTCTCAGACGGCAGAATCTTCTCGCATTTCATGGAACGTATGTTAGCCCAAGAATATGGTCTAACACATGTTACAGGATGTAAGGGACATGATCTAGTGGATCCCACAAATCCTGAAATCAAATATGAGCAGAAGACATTTACGGGCAATGGATGCAAATTCATGCCGTCAAATATGATTGGCCAGGGACGCCACTTTGATAAGACAGTCTTTGACGAGAAATCTAAGGGACTCAATTATGTTATTGTGAGTAATGTGAAATTTCCAGAGATTCAGGTTCGTTTTATCAAGGGCGCGGACTTGGCCGCAATGTATCCGATGGGGGAGATCAAGCTGAAGGATCACGATAAGTTCTTTAATAACTAATAGATGTCAGCATTCCTCTATACTACGGTAATGGCTTCACTTGACGTAGTAATAATGACACTTCTAAAACTTAAAAGCACCTCTGCTCTAACAAGTCCATATATTCTGCCTCTAACAATGGCCATTTATTCTCTTGAGCCTCTTTTATTTTTCAAGGCGCTTTCGGTCAAAGGAATGGCAATTCTAAATGTCCTCTGGGATTCGACAAGCTCTATTTTAATTGCATTAGTGGGTGCATTTATCTTTGGTGAAAAAATCAGCCTAATAAATTGGTTAGGTATTTTTCTTTGTTCTGTTGGTATTGTCTTAGTAGGCCTATAATATAGGTATAGGTTGCTGAAAAAATTGAACTGCTTTTTTCATGATAAAAAACAACCAAAATGAACATATTTATTCTTAGCATAAATCCCAAGGAGGCGGCTCAGGCTCACGGGGATAAGCATGTGATTAAGATGATTCTTGAGTCTTGTCAAATGCTCTATTCTGCCCATTGGACTGCAGTGCACCCAGAGCTCTTGAAAGAGAAGGCGGCAGTTAAGTTAGCAAAGGCCCAGAAAGCCTTGGCCATTCCTGACTATATGCTGACTGCGCCTAAGCGCAAGTGTTCAGCTAACCAAGAATCAGGATATCGCCCGGTTCATCTGCACCACCCTTGCACAATCTGGGTTCGCCAGTCCACAGGTAATTATTTGTGGCTTGCCGAACTAGCGCTCGCTCTAGGAGATGAATATGAATTTCGCTGGCCTGGTCGTGTGCACTCATGTAAGGCACATGCTGCATGGCTGAAGGCAAATTTACCAGCAATTCCAGAAGGTCCTAGAAATGGATTTGCTGTGGCAATGGATCCTATGTATAGGGTGCCAAATGACCCCTTGGCGTCCTATGTGAATTTCTACAAGGGGTCAAAAAAAGATAGGAATCTGACAAACTACACTCGCCGTGAGAAGCCAGCGTTTCTTTAGATTTTTTCACTTACCGAATCCGTGAATAAACTCAGTATAGCCATTGTCAGATGACTCTACAGAAATTACATCGCGTGCCCATGTGCCACAGACATCCTCATCTGAGCCATGATAATCACCGCCACCGCGCCCATTTCCCTCTGCAGTCAGGACTGCAAGTGGGTGAATATCTCCCAGGGTATCCTTGTTGATAAAGAGCTTCTTGGTATGATTCACGATGAACTTACACCTTGTATTTTTATTCGTAAAAACCATCTTATCCTCTGCCTGATTCGCCATAGTATACATGTTATCACCAGAGCTCTCCTCATCCGCATAATCGCCTGCCCAGACTACCCTGGATTTATAGAACATTCCTTGGGGACTCAGCATGAACTCGACAGCATCCATGAATGGATTACCATTATAAGAATGCTCTGTAAGCTTTGCACCGCTATTGTAATTGTGGGGGCTTACAAATGCACGAATGAATTTACCATCCTCAGCAAGAAAGACACAGATGAAGTATTGACCCATGATATACGGGAATACTAGGGGCACTGACCTTCAATTTTATTTGTTTACGCTAAAGATTTAATAGTTTCTGTTCAGAACGATTAAACATTTCAGTATAATCTTTTTCACCTTTCTCTATATCACTCTCACTAACTCGCTGCTTTGCAAAAAATGGCGTAGTAGTCCAAATACGTAAGGTATTGGCATAATATACATCAATTGGATCCTTATAGTCTTCTATGGCCCCTGGATAATTATTCAATATCTTGTCATAGGATGAGTTGTGAATCAGGCAAAAATGTGCTGCATAACAACTTACTTCAAAGATAGGTGGAGTATACGAAATACGTTTAGATTTCTTTATAACAGTTACGCCACCGTAAAAAATATCCCAGTTATCGCGATTCTGCCATAGGTATGGAAGGAGGGCTTGAAATTGTTCGGAAGCGCCTGGTGTAAGTGTGCAGTCATCTTCTAGCACTAGAACCCAGGGATAATTGCGATCCCTGGCTAACTTTACGCATTTCAGATGTGATGCAGAACATCCTTTCCAACCCGGGCTATATTTGACTGCTGATACACGCTCAACTGGGCTAGGCCAACTGCGAAATTCTTCAGTAAATTCGCTCATGCGATCTTGGCGAGAATCCAGATTGATGACGAGAGATGGTGGAAACTGTGCTGCTGTGCTATGCATGGCTGCGCTTTGCATTGATGTTTGACTTATAAGAAAACTTATGCCTATTATAACGGCAAGCATAACAATCATATATTGCCATTTTATTTTTGGAAATAATCTTAAAAATAATTTAGGAAGCATTCTTACTAAGGTCTTATAAAAAATATTCTGTATAATTCTAGAGCTTAATTAGATGATTACTTTTTTATTTTAAGAATTCTTTTAGCCTTAGGAGCTTCAGTAGTCACTATAATCTCATTTACAGGAATTAAAGTATTAACTGATGCATCTTGCTGATTATTAGGGTTAGCCGTCAGCACTGGAGTCAAATCCACATTACTACATAGATATCCATCAAGGATATACTTTGCCCTCTGCTCAGCCCTTGCTGCCATCTGCTCCATAGCCTTAAGTTCGGATTCCATCTCATTGAGAATGGCGAGTATTTCTTGCTGGATGGAGAGAGGAGGAATATACAATGTCATCTGTACAAACTCCTTTTGATTTAACCCCTTCTGGCAACTACCAGTTGCAAGGGTATAAATATCACTTGCTCTAAAATATAGTTGCCAGTGTAGAAACTTCTCTAGAGCCTCATCTGTTTTAAGTTTTAGTGTCCACCCATGATGATTTAGGAAGAAGCGCGTATTGACCATTTGTACGCATGATAGAGACATACCATCCTTATTAATCACACATGTTGGCTCACGATTAAATCTATTTATGTGATATGATGCTGTACCACCTCCATAAACTGGATACTCTCCTAAGGTCTCATCTTTCTTAGTAATGTAATCCCCCCCCTCAATACCTACTAAGTCGCCCAACTTTTTCTTCTCATACCCACGCGCCCCAACGGAACGCATGACGGCGGCCATTTGAGCCTTGATGGAGACTGCTGCAGCCTTTGCAGTTGCTGCGTTATTGTAGATGAGATCAAGAGCATCTACGATTTCTTGCTGAATTAGGAGAGGGGGTAATTGTATTTCAATACTGTCAAACTCTGTACGATTAACTTTAGGTAATACTGAAATATTTACCTTTTTTAATATAGCCTTTGTAATAAGAAGCCAGTAATATATAAATTTCAGAGAAAACTCATGTCCCTCCTTTTTACGTAGAACCCATAGGTTTCCAGTTGCTGCGAATGGCTTATTAACAAAGTGTATACAATTTACTAGGTTTGAACCCACGCATGCTTGAATTATTGATTCGTCGCCATTAAATCCAGGTCGATTATGAGTGCGTACGTCAACTGATGCGGAATAAAGTGGAATATCTCCAGGTGTAGCTTTTTCCAGAGTAATCACTTCAGAACCCTTAGAAACACTAAGGATGTCACCTAATTTTACTGTAGGATATCCACCTGGATTTGCAAGAATCGTAGCCTTCTGATAACGACGCAAATCAAATGAACAAGAATCAATAAACTTCTCACGAGCTACTGTGAGCATAAGTGTCTCAACAAGATCACCAGAATCTTTTTTCTCAACATCCCAGAATTCAATAGTGTCCGTTTTTCCAGAACGCTCAAAGACAATCACACTGGGCTGGATACCCGTATTCATAAAGAACTTTCCACGCATCTTGATAATCCGCAAGACCTTAAAATTATCAAGTAGATACTGACGGAATGCATCATGTTGATTGGAACAATTCACAAGAACTCCATCAGGAACAATAACAGCGGCCTTACCACCCTCTGCTAGAAGCTGACATGTAAGTGTCATAAAGAGCGGTTCAGACTTTGTTCCTACCTTGACGATCTCCTTAATTCGTTCACAGCAATCATCTGCAAGTGTAAGCCCCTTTACACCAAAGGGAATGTTCATAAGAAGGCGCTTGAAAGTCTTACGCTTATCCGATGAATCACCGATATCATTCTTGAGAGTATTGCGTTTACGAATCATTGGAAAGAGTTTTCCAGTGCGGAGAAAGACATTGAGACGTGCAATCGCTGCTACCTTATCATCAATATCACCTCCCGCAAGATCATAATCATCCCACTTTACATCACGACACATCTTAGTAACATATTCAATGTAACTCAAGATAAAGCCACCCGTTCCCATAGTAGCATCGCACATTGAATCAGGGCGATCTGCGGTAATATCAGAACCTAGTAACTCTGTTAGATATCGAGTAATCTGGCGATCCGTATAGAACTTACCAAGATCACGACCACCACCTGAACCAGTGCTAATGTGTTGCTCATAGATGAAACCAAGCACATCCGTGTGTTTAGCTACTTCGTGGATGTCTAGCTCATTAAAGAGTTTCACAATCTTCTCAAAGTCATCCTGAACCTTTAGCTTCCAAGTGAACTCGTTTGTGCTAAACTTGGAATCCAGAACCTCCAGAATGTCCTTGAAAGCCTTATCGGCTCCGTTGATATCCTTGGCTAATACCTTGCTAATTACAGAATCCCAGGTATACGGGACATTTAGTTTAGTCGCAGTAGCCGTATCCAGCATGCGCGCAGCTGTAAAGAGAACACAGTGTGCCATACTATCCATATCAGTAATACCATCACCCTTGCGTAGCACATCACGAACACGCTTCACAACACTCTCAAGGTTCTTCACAGAGGGATGCATCGTTATACCTGTGCCGGACATTTTAAAACTTATGCCGGGAAACTTGAAAAAAAAGCTACTCAATTTTTAAAGTAAAGGTTTAAGCCCTTTGAATTACCGCCTCCCTCCGCGACCAGATTTGAATAATTCAGTTTCCAAATGTGATGGCATTGGACTTGGTAGATCTGTAAGATATCCATCAATTAGATCTTCCCATGATGGACAATCACTTCTAAGAAGATAATCATCCTTTTTTGTGATTGTGTTATCCGTACAGAACTTCTGGAGATCATAGAGTGTCATTCGCTTCTCATCGGGTGTTGCGCGTAGTAGATCATACCATGAAATCCATCCACGAATATCAGAAGGAATATCTGGAAGCTCTTTAATGAGTGCTTTTTCTGAATATTCTGAACGAGAAGTAATTCCTAGGTCATTGACCTTAGTTTTAAGATCCTTATAACTAAGCCCTTCTACTGCCTTGTTTCTTCTAGCATATTGTCTACGAATATATGCAGCCTGAAGTCTGTCAACGCTTTCGTGTATGTTTATTTTGTTGCCATTTCCATCGATGTCGTATATATAATTACGTATAATTCTTTCAAAATCTCCTTTTACTAAATTATTATTTCCTGAAAGTATCAAGTCAACAATATCTAGACTGATCATATCAAGGATATCCTGGTAAGTTACAGTTTCATCACTAGGGCGAGAAATAAGACACCACCCTTCTTTTTCAGGATAATCTATTCTAAGTGCCCGTCCAGATATTTGAATAGAATTATGTGCTGCAATTGTATTACCAATTAATGTCGATGTCATTTCAAGATTCTTAATATCAGATCCTTCCTTATATCTAGAACATGCGAATAGTATATGAATTGAATCATCTCGAGTAGCATTACGGAACACTTCATCGTTTCTAGTGATAACCGTATTATTTAGTTTCTTCTCTTCATCTGACATTCCATCTATTTCCTTGAACTTAATTTCAATTGCCGAATATACTTTAATTTGTAGACTATTCTCTGTAATATACTTTTTTGCAAAATTTATAGCATATGCAACCTCGGCGCGAGAATATTCATTGTAGTCTATACACTTACCTCCAAATAGATCAATTGGCACTTGATCCTTTTTTTGAAGAATTGTTTTTATTACAAACTTTACATGTGATTCTATAATTGTGGCTCTATCCTTTGTTTTATTATTTGGAATTGCGTTAGGAATAAATCTAGGATTAGCTATCCATCCATTCTTAACTGCGTCATCTATCTCGCATCTACTGATAAGGTTATACTTTTCACCGAATAATGATGCAATTTTTTTATGCTGTACACCATTGTTCGTTAATGGTGTTGCGGATGTTCCAGTAAGAAACCTTGTATTCCATTTTTTAAGATAATTACCCTCCTGATTTAAATCTATCATATTATAAAGCTTTTCTCCACCAATTCTATGAACTTCATCATAATGAACGTGATATATATCTGGAAATGAATCCATTCGAGTTCCAACCACTAAAGTTTGATGAAGTGCGAATAATACAAAGTGTTTCTTTGGAAATGTAACATTTTGAATATTTCCATGAGTACCATCTTCGACATCAATACCAAACTCAGAAAGTTTTTTGAACTCAGTTTTAATTGTATCAAATATATCTTCTTTCCATGTAATCATAAGACATGTATATAGGATACCTTGCCTTTTACATCTCTCAGCCGAAAGGACAATTAGCATAAGCATTGCAAGAGTTTTACCGGTTCCTGTTGGCCATTGAACAATCCCCTTATAGATATCATTATGAAGATCATCATTTGTGCATATAATTTCAAAGGTATTCCATAAATTAAGCTGAATACGACGAGGGAGTTTTCCAGGAAGGAATACTCGAAGGAATTTCTCGTAAAGTGTCTCCACTTTATTAGCTCGAAGTGCCTTCTTACGTAGAACTTCCTGTTCCTTAATCAGCATTTCCTCCTCATCATATGCATCCTCCTCATATGAACTAAGTGGTTGCTTTGACTTTGTATTCACATCCTTGACATCATCGGGAGAAATCTGTTCAACAGTGAACTTTTGAGGTGTAAGAAGGAAATCAATGACCTCCTGAGGGGTTACGTTGAACCATTCACTCGTTCCATCGCGTCTATCAGCAAAGTGTGCATGAAGAATACCCTCCATTTCATGTAATTGTTCACGTGTCTTAGTACCGATTTTCCAGAGAGCCTTATAAATTAGATGACTGTCTATTAGACTTGGTGGGACACCAGTTGCATATTGTCTGAGACGGTGAACTGGATGTATAGTTAGACCAAGTTTATAAAGTGAGCGTTTTTCAAACTCCGCGGATGATACGCAGTAAAGATAGAAATTCTCGGGTAGTATCTCTGACATTAAGGTAGTAATCTAAAGTACCTTAATGTTATCAATTTTTTACCCCTGCCACTAGCATGCATCCAAGCACATACACAAAGTATCTGCCAAGTCATCCTTCTTATGCTGCCCCTGCCACCACACGAGCCACTTGTGCTGCTCAGAGCCAAAAGGGAATTTTCCCAAATACAGCTTGGCTCTATCTTCTCCACCTGCCTTACGATCCTTGTATCCTGCATCACCCACTTCGGCTCCCTTTACCTTCTTGCCTGCGTGGACGAAATGGAAGGCCACTTGTTGGCCTTCAGGCCCTGAAGCCAGGAAGCGCTCCCTCAGAGAAGCAAAAATAAGCAGCTGTACTGTCTTCATCACTGGATTTTTTAGAACTGGTTGGTGCTCAATATAAACATCTTTTACAGCAGCCAGATGAACCCAGTCACGAGTAATCCAACCTCGAATAGCATCATGGAGATTTGTAGTATTATCGGCAAATGAAGCAGTGCTCTTCAGCTTTACTAGAGGCATTACTGCGATACTCTCAGCCCTAGCTAATAAAGCAGTCCTCTGACCCTTACAATCTAAACCCTTGGCCTTCAAGAATGCCTGGAGTTGCGAAATAGTCGGCGCTTTCTTAATGGGCTCGCCAGTGGCCTCATCAAAGATTTGCATCTCTTTTTTCAAATGCCGACCACAGACTAGACCTTCAGGAGCCCTAGCCTTTGGAGGCTTCGGACACAAATGACAAGTAGACTTAGGAGTATCATTGAGGTCTTGTAGATTTACTAGGGCCCAGTGTTTTATATGGGGCAGCTTAGTAACTACGTTTGCACCAGAAAGGTCCGCTTGTGTTGCTTCCGCTACTTGCGCATTAGCACAACAGTAGGCCAGATGCTTAATACCTATATCAAGGGCGAGCATCTTTCCTATGGATTAGATTAATTCTTTATACTCTAGCCACTGGATCCATATCCAGCAGCCCTGGGATTTGAAGGGCTATTACCTAGGCCTCTATATTTGCGTCCATGAGGCGTATTACGTCCACCTTCAAACTTGTCTGTCAGAAAAATACGTTTCATAGGAGCTTCAGTATTTTGTGCTGCAAAGGTTCCAAAAAGTGCTGGAACTTCTTCGCGCCTTTGAAGGCCAATTCCATCTTTCAAATCAGTAGTACTGAAAGTGCAATCAAATTCATCGCATCTCTGGAATTGTTTTGGAGGTAGGGGGTGGGTAGCTCCATAATAATAAGAACCAGCGTGCTGGGCTTGTCTATGTCTAGATACCTGAATAAATCCATCGGCGTGATGTTGAAGCCAGCTTCTAAAAGAATTGCCATATTGTGATGGGACCACATTATATTCACATTGGGATTTGTAGTCGGTGACTAGACGAGCATCTGCCATTATAGAATCATATCCAGGATAACGCATATCTTCAACTGGTATAGTTCTCTTATCAGGAACCATTACTCGCCTTTCAGCATTTTGCAAGATATCCGAATTGGCCTTTGGCCTGAAATCGGGATATGTTGGTTTTATAAATCGCTGAGTATCCATCTACCGTGGTAAATATAATTAAGAGCTTGGAGAATCAAGTGGAGATCCACCCGTCAGTGGAGATCCACCCGTCAGTGGAGATCCACCCGTCAGTGGAGATCCACCCTGAAGCTCAGGGCCATCCATGCTAGAAAGAAGAGTTCCCTGTAATCCAGAATCAGTGCTACTCTTAAGAAGGTCAATGATTGCCTTGCGACGAGTTCCAGCTGCCACTGTTAACCCTTTCTCCTTAGCAAGCTGTTGTAGTTCCTTTAAAGACAAGGATTCTAGATCCGGAGATAGCTTTGTTACATTAATAGCATTTGCGGCAGTTAGAGGAACACCTGCAAGCTCATCTATCTGAAGAGACTTTACAGGATGTTCCATAGGATGCTCCATAGCTTGCTTATAATCATCCTGAACATCCTCAACCTCTTCTTCCTTCAAGGGAAATGGGCCGGAAATGGCATTCAAGTATTCAGGTGTAGGTTCAAAGTCTTGCATACTTGATCCTCCATTAGAAGGAGGTCCAGAAACATAAGGAGCTGCATCCATCATTATTTTCAAGTCGGTAAGAACACCCTCAAAGAGACCCATCTTCCTCTCAGTCATTGATAGGCGATTATATAGATAGAATATTACGGCTCCAAATACAAGTGTAAGGACTATGCCGATCATTAGCGCATCGTTCATTCTACGTCTGAGCCCTAAGATTTAAGATGGATTCTTAGCGCACGGTGGTTTCGTTATGGCTTAACTAACATCCTGTGGCGTTTATACCACAACCCCCGATTCTACTAATAGTTCTCGCACACTACTCATTGTATTTATTCCCTGAGTAACCTGGTATTTGTATAAAATATGACCCGTAGCCTCATTTAATTCAGAATCAACACAAAGTCGCTGGACATTTGCAGGAGCATTTTCTGCATGAGAAAATAAGTGTGTGCTGACAATACTTGTTACCATTTCACTAGACCAAAGTTGTCTCAAGAATATCTGGCTAGCCGTAGCAGCATCTGGAGGATTTGTGGTGTGAAAGAGTTCATCAATTATCACCCACCCTCTCGTCTTATTTGCCCTTATGAGCTTTACAATATCACCAGCAACTGTAACTTCGCGTTCAAATAGTGAAGCCTGTCCTGGACGATCCTCAAGGCGTAAGCTACTAATAATCCATTCAACCGGTGTCATTATACATTGTTCCGCAAATGCAACACCCCATGTATGTGCTAGAACCAGATTAGTTAGGGCAGATCTAAGAAAGGTAGATTTCCCACCTCTGTTAGGACCAGTGCATATTGCATGATGCTGGCCTCGGCTCATAATTAGTGTGAATGGCACCCTCTTTTCTTCTTCTAAAAGCGGGTCAACTGCATTTACCATCTTACACATAGGCACAATCGATTCAGACCATTCTACTGGCACCAGTGTCTTACTTTGGCAGAAAGCGGCAGTCAGCTCAACTTGCCCTATTGCCCTGTAGATCTGTGGTAAAAGATTTGGATCTTGAACTAACCAGGCTAAGATCTGTCTCTCGTCGCCTAGGCTAGATGGATCAGGGAAAGACCAAGGTTTTTTCAGTCCCATAGACATCCATATCTCGGCAATATTACGAAGGCGGGTTACAGTATCAACAACTGCTTTTGATCCTTTAATCATAAGTTGATCAATCTTATAACAATGAACTGCATTCGTATAGGGCAAATACATTCCGTGAGCATATGAAACAAGCATACTACCCCATTGTAGTAGAGTGCTCAAAGTTATTTCTTGCCCAGCACGACCGAATATCATTGGGCTCATTTGTTGCCAATACATTTCCCAGGTAATGGGTAAGCCATAGACAAATTTAAGAGCAAAGAATGGTAGAATAATGCTCATGAAGGGCATTGTCCATGCAATCATTGGTGCTAGGAAGATTTTAGAAAGAGCAACATACATGAGGATAAACGGCAGGAAATTCAATGAATCCCATTCACCAGAGAAGAGAATCTGAGACCAGTCTTCTTTCTGAGATTCTGAAGCAGTTGCAGGATCAATTGAGCGTATGGTAACTTCATTCTCAAGAAGAGCAGGTAAATGCTGGAGCCATGAATCAGGACTATTGCTAGAGCTAGAGCTAGAGCTAGAGCTAGAGCTACCAGTTGAACCCGGGCTACTTTTCAAAATCTTCCATGCATCGGATCTAGCACGAAGTCTCTTCAAATTTGAAGACCATTTCTTTGCTTGTTCATTGAAAAGATCTTTAGAAGATTGGCTTTTTATGCCAATTGATTCTAGCACTGCCTCAATTCTACATTCTTGTAAGACGTGTTGAATTTCCATTATAGTATATGAAGTTCTTAATAGAATAGAATTTCCGCAACTGTTATAAGGCTATAAGCCTATAAGGCTTAAACTAAAAACAACATATCTAAGTATATTGACCATGAACGTTCCCACAATGGTCGCCGCCATTATTTCCTTGCGCCCTTCTCTCCCACCAGTCTCTGATGAACTGCGCAAACGTGTTCAATCCATCAGAGTAAGGAGCATACCAGATACCCCTGGTTCAAGGGTTAATAGTTTACAACAATCACAGCAAACTCAGGATAGAGGAAATTGGAGAAATAAACAAACTCCAGTGATATCTTCACAAAAGCTGCAGAATGGTGGTAACTGGAGAAATAGTTCAAATAGTTTGAATAATTCAGGGTCTTCTACACCCGTTTCACCAACTCCATTTCGTTTTTCTAATTCCGAACGTTCTCCAAAACCCAATCAGCCTTCTACACCTGATTCATCATCCACTCCTAAGCCAGTTAGCCCGTGGACAGGAGGCACAAGATATGTGAGTAAATTTCATAATGGATCTAAGGCTGGTGACGATAAAATCTTGAAAACTATTATTTTGAATAAGTTGAATGTTTTCAGCGTAAAGACATATGATGATGTCAAGCAGTTTCTCTTTCAGATTCTTGGTTCTGATCAGAAAGAGTTTATCCGTGAATTCACATGGATGGTATTCAGAAAGGCTGCAGCAGAAGATAAATTTTGTGGGCTTTATGCTAAGCTATTATCTGAAATTAAACGTGAATATCCGGTTATCCTTGAAGAAATGAAAAAGCTTCATATGACATATTTAGATATCTGGAAGATAACAGACTCTCCTGATTCCCTGGTAGATAAGAGGTATCGTTTTGGATATTCACAGTTTCTAGCAGAATTAACTGCACTAGGGGTAATTGAAATAGAAACAATGATGATAACATTGGAAACACTAAAGGCGTCTATTATGGAATGCATTACTAAAAAAGAGCAAATGGAAACAATTGATGAATATATGAATTGTTTGAAACAGCTCTGTAATTCTAAAACACCGGTAGCCCTAAAAAAGATGATGAATGGGCTTTTAGTTACAGACTTAAATTTCTTAATTCAAACTCCTTCCGAAAAAGTTCCCGGCCTTTCTTCTCGTTCCAGATTTGCCTGTATGGATATAATTGATTTATTAAAAACTAGATAGTGCGTAAATATTTTTTAGTAATGTATAATAGAATGGTTGCAATCTTTACAAGGGTTTCTACTCCTGTTTCTAGAGCAGTTAACACAGTTAGGAAGGTGGGTAGCCGTGGTGTAAAGACTGTTGGAAATGTTTGGAATAATGTTGGCAAGGGTGCCTCTGGTGCAATCGGCAATCTTGGCAAGGGTGCAAATGGCGCAGTTTCTGGATTGGTCACCGGCAAGGGTGGTCGTCGCAGAAGCATGACCAAGAAGATGAAGAAGATGATGAAGAAGACTCGCAAGAATCGTAAGGACCGTAAGTAAAAAATCTTTATAAATAATACAATAATACACGATTATAACTGTATTCTACAGATATAATGATGTAATTATAAACTTAATAAAATCCAGCCACGCACAAAAATTGAACCACGGCCAACCCTGAAATTTGGTATACCGCGTTTGAATGGATAACCAATTGAAGAAGCATAACAGAATGCCCCGCGCTGAGAAGGATGCCAAGAATTCCAAGGGTTCTAGACATATGCAAAAGAAGCGTGGTTCTGGTGCAAATGATGATGATGACGAGGTTGATAGCAAGGGAAATATCCGTGGCCTCATCGCCTATTCTGATGAGACTGAGGAGGAAACACCCCGGTCTTCCAAGAAGTCTGGCTTTCGTCCCGCACCTCGTAAGGCTGCAATTGAGGCAAAGGGAAAGATTGCAAGGGAGCAGGCTAAAGCGTCAGCAGCGTCAGCAGCGTCAGCAGCGTCAGCAGTTGATTCTACTCGTGGAAAGAGGCGTGGCTTCTTGAAGAAGAAGTATGAATCCGAGGAGGAGACATCTATCAGTGAGGACGATGAGGATGCTGCCGAGGATGATGAGGATGAGGACGATGATGAGGACGAGGACGAGGATGAGGACGATGATGCTGAGGCTGATGATGAAGAGGACGAAGAGGACTGGGATGAGGATGACGAGGGATCTCCTCGCAAGATGATTCTCAACTTTGGTTTTGGCGGGGGAGAGGAGCCTGATACTCGTATGGTTCCTAAGCGCTATAAGATTAAGAAGGAGTCTGAGGATGTTCAGAAGTTCTTCAAGCTTATGACGGAGCCAGTTGAGACTGAGACTATTGATGACCACATTGATCAGTTCAAGGCTCTCAAGGAGGATGAGAAGAAGCGTATGCTCACTGCACTTGAGAATCGCCCAAAGTCAAAGGAGCAACCTGTAATGTTCAAGATTCTTAACATGCAGACTACTCCTGAGATTCAATCACAACTTCTGGCAAAATACAATAATTTGCAGGTTCTAGATCCAGCTTCAGGCGAATACTACAAGATGCGTAACTGGCTTGAGAAGGCTACTGCACTTCCTCTTGGTATTAGGAAGCAGATGCCAGTCAAGGTAGATGATGGCCCTGAGGTCTGCTCTGCTTTCATGACGAGGGCGCGCAGGTGCCTAGATGAGGCCATTTTCGGGCAGCAGGAGGCAAAGCTCCAGATTCTCCAGTTCATCGCTGGTAAGATTACAAATCCCCAGGCAAATGGCATGTCTCTCTTGCTCATTGGGCCTCCAGGTATTGGTAAGACTTCTCTGATTAAGCAGGGAATTGCCAAGGCACTTGACTGGCCCTTCCAGTTTATCTCTCTGGGTGGTGACAGTGATGCCAGCACCTTCAATGGCCACCAGATGGTGTATGAGGGCTCACACTGCGGAAAGATCGTAAATTCCCTAGTTGCTGCAAAGTCCATGTCCATGGTTCTGATGTTTGATGAGCTCGACAAGGTGAGCAATACGGCAAAGGGTGAGGAGATTCAGAACTTACTAGTTCACTTGACCGATTCTGCCCAGAATTCCGAGTTTGAGGACAAGTATCTCAGTGGTATTCCTCTGGATCTCAGTCAATCAATGTTTGTCTTTAGTGCAAATAATATTGAGAAGATTGACAAGGTTCTCTTGGACCGTTTCACTGTGATTCACTTGGAGGGCTATGGTCCTAAGGAGAAGGTTGAGATTGCTGAGAAGTTCTTGCTTCCTGGTGCCCTCAAGCAGGTGAATCTGGCTGAGCGCGTGGGTGTCCCGAAGGAGATTGTGTCACATGTGCTTGAGACTTATGCGAAGGAGGAGAAGGGTGTGCGTGAGCTCAAGCGATGCATGGAGCAGATTGCCCAGAAGCTTAATATGCTGCGTCTCTTCAACTCTCCCGACTTGCCATTCTACATCAAGGATTTCTCGCTTCCGTTTATCTTGAAGAAGGAGCACGTTGATAAGTTTCTCAAGGAGAGAAAGACTAGTGAGGACGTGAGTCACTTGAAGATGTATACCTAGAGTAGATGAGTAATTCAAAAAATGACTATGTTCCATTAATTCGTAGAAATGCAAATGGTAAAGAAATAGAAAAACCGATTGTTTCTGAAGAATTTTACCATAGATATTTTTTTAACAGACCAGTTGGACCAGGGTTAGATCCTTTACCTAGGATTTCTAAGGTTACTAAGCTTACCAAGGTTCCTAAGGTTCCTAAAGCTAAATCTTCTGCAGGCCTTAATACTGTAGAAATGCCTCATACAACGATTTCAAGTATTCAAGTGTATCCTGCATTTCCTACTCCTTTACAGCCGTCTAAAATTAATCTAAGTAACCCTGTTACACCGTATACGAATTTACAACTATCAAACACACCAATTGCTCTAACTCCATATCAAGCTGGTAAAAAAGGTGGTAGAAAAACTAGAAAGAATAAAAATAAGAAAAATAAGAAATCTAGAAAACATTTACGGAAGTAGAGTAAATGGCTTATGATTTTTTAATGAATACAGCAGCTGCCCTCTTTTTCATTTGCTATATTCCAGAGCTCTATGCCAATTGGAAAAACAAAAATGCAAACTTTTACAATATGCCTGAGAAAGTCTTACTTTTATTGGCAAGTTCTTTTGCCCTCGCATATGCAATTTTGAATAGTGACCTTTCACTAATATCAAATTATGGGCCTATTTTAGCACTGGATATAATCGCATTTTTAATGAGATTATATTACGTGTACGAAACAAAAAATAAACTTATTTTGCCCCCTTCTTCTGATTCAAGTCCAGATGAGAGCCCAAGTCCAAGTCCCGATCTTGAGTCTCAGGTGAGTTTAGAGGGGCCCACATAGTATTTTGCTTTTCCCTTTCTTTCATCATTTCTTCCATCTTGCTCTTTAACTGCTTAGAAGATTCCGTATCAATTAAACGCTCTTTCGTTGTCCCGGGACCCCAGCGTGCACTAGGATTGCAGCGCATATCTACTTGGATTAGGAAAAAATACTAAGAGCATTACTTACTAATAGCACTTATTGTTTGCGATAGAATAGAATATAGCTGTGTCGTCCCAGAAGTGCCGCCGACCCATCCTTAATCAGCTGAACGGACTCGTCATCATATATGAGCCATTTTCCTGTAATAGGACTCTTGATTTGAGCAACATAGTGGCCCATATTTGCGCTTCCATGATGATCAACTGTTGATTGCAGAGTGTAGTTGGCCACCTTGCTTGTCTCTGGACTCGCCGCTGCAAACCACTTTGTAAATTTTTGATGGGGCTCTGCAGTAAAGTCGGCCTGGCTCTTAGATCCATTTGGATTAAATCGCTTCAAGATAACAATGAGATTCTGAGGCAGACGCCAAATTCGTCTTTGCACAGACCCAGGATGTCTCTTGGCCTTTGGCACAGATGAGCCTGCTGCTGGGTCAGGAGAACAAGTATCACATTGATACTCATCGAGTTCTTCTGCTGAAAATTCATAATCTACACACTGCTCTAGTGTTGATGCTTTCGTATTTGGAAATCCGACTTTTAGAACATTAAATGGCTCATACCGACAGCTGACCCCCGAACACCCCTTGCATGTTACAGAGACTTCCATGAGTCCATAGAAGTAATCAACAATTGGTGAATACTCTGGCGCAACCTTCTCTTTCCAGGCCATTAGGGCATTATAGTTTGGTGAACTCTTATCAGCTATAACATTTATATTTAGAGGTTTCTTCATTCCCTCATGAAGTTGCTCGAGAATAAAGATAAGAGCCTCGCTGCTGTCATGCTGCTGGGGGGCAATCATATGTTCATATGTAGGGCATATCTGTAGAGCTTCCTTGAAATAATGAATAAATCCTGCGGGTTTAATACATGCTGGACCCGAAGTAGACCAGAGAGAAGTTATTAAATCCTTATATGCTCTGCAAAGAACTGCATCTTTAGCATCGCCTTTATGAATCCATTGGTCTGAATGCTTATGAAAGAATACGGATAAATCGGGCACATGACGTAGAGCTTGAAGTGTTGAATTCAGATAACATGTATTTCCCACATTTGCAAGGCCAACTTGACCCTTTTTGGGATCATCTGAAGTTAGCATAATTGATACTACTAAGTTAAAAAAATGAACATTCAATTTTTTAACATGGTATTCACTATATTTTTTTACACTAGTTTAATTTGACTCAAGTCCTCTGGCAATCCCAGAAGATCAATCTCATACTTTCGCTTCATTTCGTCCATCAAGCGAATCTCATCACCATACATCAAGTTAATTGAAGTTCCCTTTCTGCCATAGCGACCTGATCGCCCAATACGGTGAATATAATTATCCTTAGAATCATCTGGTGGCAACTCGTAATTAATCACAAGGCTTACTTGTTGCACATCAATACCACGAGCTAGTAGATCAGTGCTAATTAAAACGCGCGTCTCACCCTTTCTAAATGCAGCCATTCGCCCCATGCGCTCCTTGACGTCCATTTCTCCATGGATGAAACTAATTGGATAGCCAGACTGAATCATCTTGTCGGCAAGCCACTCTACTCTCTTACGAGTATTACAGTAAATGAGTGCCTGAGTAATATCCAAATTCTTATACAAATCAAGAAGAACCTCAAACTTCCAGTCTTCACGATCTAGACCAATTGCGTATTGCTGAATTCCCTTCAGAGTAACCTCCTCAGGTGGGATAAGAATACGAACAGGATTATTTAGAAGTTTATCTACAAATTCTACTACTTCTGCATTCATTGTAGCACTGAAGAATGCGCAGCGGGCAGTAGCAGGGAAACCGAGATCAAGAATGCACTGCAGCTGTTGCTTGAAACGATCCTCCAACATCTGATCAGCTTCATCTACAATAATTACCTTGATATGCTCAGTGCTAAATGCACGTCGGCTCATAAGATCATAAATACGCCCCGGCGTTCCAACTAGGAACTGCACACCCTTCTCAATCGAGCGAATATCCTCTCTAACGGGAGTCTTACCCATTGCAGCATATGTCTTAACCCCCATATAATTACCAAGTGATGAAGCAACATGTTCAATCTGCTGTGCAAGCTCCCTTGTTGGAACAAGGCATAGAACCTGAATTGCCCTCTTAGTAGGATCTACATGATACAGACTACCAATACAGAATGTGCCTGTCTTTCCAGTTCCGGATTGTGCTTGTGCAAGTAAATCCTTCCCATCTACAATTGGTTTAATTCCCTTACCTTGAATCTTTGAGGGCTTTGTAAAACCATACCCATAAATACCTCTCAAAAGATCGGCACTTAGTTCCATATCCTCAAATGTGGAATATTCTATAACATCATCTTCAACTATTTCACTGGCCATGCCTATAATTTTATATTACCGCTTTCAAGTTTAGGCCCAAGTTTATTGGGTAAAGCAAACGCAAGCCGGTATAAAAAATGAATTCCAAACTAAAGCAGAAACAAGTATGGCTGATGAAGATGGTGATTATGAAGAGCAGTTTGATGACGAGTTGGATATTGTAGATGATGGTGCACTCTTAGAAGATACTCAGAAGAAGGATTTGGGTAATGAGCTTATGCGGTTTCACCCAGAGGCTCGCATAGACACAATTGAGTCAGTATCACTCGATATTCAGTTGACAAATGTTCCACCATCTTTTGCAAATGCAGATGGAATGGCTGACCCTAAGCATCGCAGTGTTCCATTCTTGACGCAGTTTGAGAAGACTAAAATCCTGGGATTTAGAACCAATCAGCTGAGCCAGGGTGCTCGTGCATTTATTGCTGTGCCGGCACACGTAACTGAACTTAGGGAGATTGCAAAAATGGAATTGGAAGCTCGGCGTCTACCTTTCATTATAAAGAGACCAATGCCCGATGGGTCATTTGAGAAATGGCGTCTCTCCGATCTTCTAATTTTGTAAAGAAACATCTAAACAATATTTTTAATCAACTTATAGAATGGATAGTAAGATCAATCCTAGAAGTTTTATAAATCAGTTACCTCTTACTCAACTGGTTGTATTACCTGTCCCAGATGGTTCTCCATATTATGACATGAAACAAATAAGAGAAGCATACATGGTGCCATCTCCTAATTTATCAGTAAATGTCACTGTTGCAGTATTGTCATTTGGTGGTAGTATATATGGTAATATAGATGCAGATGGAGTTGTAACAAATGGTGATGTTCAAGCTTATTGGACCAGTATAGGAATACCTTCTTCTAACCATCCTAAGGTAATTGCTAAATTCTTTGGAATTGCATCTAAAACCAATCTTAATAATGGAGCTACTGTTGAAAATACACTAGATATTGAAGCAATTGGTGGTATATGTCCATCTCCAAACCTTACTATTATTTTGTATGTATATCAGGGTGTATATGATGGATATCGACAGTTCTATTCAACCGATCTATATAACCCTATTATTATAAATTCAGTATCTTACAGTCCAACGATAGTTAATATTTCATGGGGTGTCTATGAAGAGGATTTATGGTTTAATAAATATTCTGCAGATAGTTATGATTTTGATCCAATCGAGGCGTTAATGAAAACTGCCTCAGAAAGAGGCATTAACACATGTGTTGCAAGTGGAGATACAGGTTCGTCATTATTTCAAGTGGATTATCCTGCCTCTTCTAAATACGTAACTGCGGTTGGAGGTACTTCAATGGCATATGCCTCCTATAAACCTTTAAGAGAAATAGCATGGACTGGAGGGGGTGGTGGTATAAGTCGTATATTTTCTAAACCATCTTATCAAGCTTCATTGCCATTTCCTGGAAGATCTGTACCAGATATAGCAGCACTTGCAGATCCTAATACAGGTGCCGTTATTATATGCAATGGTATACTACAACTAATAGGAGGTACCAGTCTTGCCAGTCCAATTCTAGCAGGTATTCTTGCCTGTATTAATCCTAATAAATTCATAAATCCGTATTTATATTGTCTTAACAAAAGTTCTTTTAATGATATTCAACATGGGACAAATGGGTATTTTATAGCTACACCTGGATATGATAACTGTGTTGGCCTAGGTTCATTAAATTGTATAGATTTTGTACCTTATTTAAATTATTTACTATCATCAATCCTTATTTCTTCTATTACTTTATCTCCTGGAACACTTTCATTGGATATTCTGACAGCTTATCAATTAAATCCCACTATAACACCTGCTAATGCAGAAAATACAACTCTTAGTTGGTCATCATCAAATCCAGCAATTGCATCTGTTTCTTCAACAGGACTTGTATTTGCCGCCTCTGCTGGAACTACTATAATTACTGCTAGCTCAACGGATCCTTCTTTTACTTCATCTAGTGTTAATGTAACTGTTAATCTTAGTATTATTAAGGGAGACACTGGTTTTACAGGTTCAACAGGATTTACAGGTTCAACAGGATTTACAGGATTTACAGGATTTACGGGATTTACAGGATTTACAGGATTTACAGGTGCAACTGGGACAGTATATACATCAAGAGGTATATGGGCATATAATATTCTTTATAATTTGAATGATTTAGTAATAGACCCCTTAGATAATAATACATATTTATGCTATGTTAGTAATGCAACTCCAACTATAGGTGAACCAAGTCGTTTACCAAGTTATTTTGTAAAATTTGCAAATGGTGGACCAACTGGATATAATGGAACCGTAATTAATCCATTAAGGTTTACCACAAATACTACATATTTTGTAAATGATACAGTTGTTGATCCTATTAATGGAAATACATATATATGTATTCAAGCTGTTTCTAGTAATAATGGTAACCCTTCTACACTTCCTTCCTTCTGGACCCTTCTTATTTCTAGGGGAAATACAGGATTTACTGGACCAAGTGGGCCTATAGGATTCACAGGATTTACAGGATTTACAGGATTTTCTGGCATAACCGGTGCAACGGGGATAACCGGTGCAACTGGCACAGTATATACATCAAGAGGTGTATGGAATGCTGCAATTGTATATAAGTTGAACGATTTAGTTGTTGATCCGATTGATAATAATACATATTTATGTTATGTTATTAATCATCGTGCAAACGATCCTCGTCCAGGTATTTTACCAGATTATTTTGTAAAATTTGTTAATTGCGGATTTACAGGATTTACAGGATTTACAGGGACAACAGGTGCAACTGGCACAGTATATACATCAAGAGGTATATGGGATACTACAATTGCATATACGTTGAACGATTTAGTTATTGACCCCATTGATAATAATACATATCTATGTAAAGTTAATAATCATCTTGTAAATTTACCTCCTCCAAGTAGCCTATCATCTTATTTTATAAAATTCGTGAATGGTGGTATAACTGGTTTTACTGGAAGAGATGGTTCTTCAAACGCAACTGGTGCAACTGGAGCAATTGGTGCGACTGGGCCAAGTATACTACCATTTCCATATTTTAATTTAGGACCAACTGGTGCAGAGAATTCTGAGCCGCGTGTTATTTATAAGAGAGATCTTTTAGAAAGAACTGGATTAGTTTCAATATATAGTAAAATAAAGATTCAAGAAATGTTAGAAGTTCTAGTAAACTATCACGTTGAAACTATTATAAATAAAATTATACAAATTATTATTAATAACACTGGTCAAACTAAACACTTACATTTATTACAACTTGTTACAGATGAAATTAGAGATAAAATTTTATATAAATTACCAAATGTAACACTTGATACTGTGAAGCTTCAGGCAATTCCTTTTATATTATCCTTAGTTCAGGCAAAGTTTATTGACTCGAAGGTTACAGTAGATGCTCAAAAAAGTTATATTCTTATTGACTGGTCATAGGCTTCACTGGGTTTTTCTAATAGTAATCTGAGGCCCCTTTAGCCTTTGTCCTGCAGAAGGATCATATTTATTGGATTCAGCAGCTTCTGCCTCAATATAATGTGCTGCACTGTGACTCCAGAATTCAGGTGCACCAATACGGAAATCTCCGTGCAGTTCGGCCTTATACCAGAAGATAATATCTTCTAATTTATTACTCTGTGTGTTGTTGCTTACAACTAGACACTCGTAATTTGTTGTGCACTGGTCCATTACTTGGCAGAAGAATTCAAAAGAGGGAAAGGCAGATCCATAGTTTTCATAGATACGCTTTCGATTATTCAAATATGGTTCGCGTAGGATAAACACGTAGTCGACATTCGTGCGTAGAACTGGTGGAACACCGAGAGGATATTGCATAGTAATTAAGAAGAATACCTTAACCCAACGACCGTTTAAGAAAAGATAGCGAATATTCAAATCGCGCGTCCATGTATCATCATAGAGACAGTCATCTAGAATTAAGAATGATCTAGGGTCTATCCGGGACTGCCCTCCTCCATTTTGTTCCGTCATGATTTTTTTCATAATGAGTTTCTGACGATTTACATAGTTCTGAACAATGAGTGGCGAATAAGCACCATGAATGAAAAGTGGGGGGACCATTTTCTTGTAAAAATCATTTGATTCTTCTGTTCCACTGATTACTGTGCCTAGGGGTATAGTCTTGTGATGAAAAAGAACGTCACGCACAAGAGTAGATTTACCTGTTCTACGCCTTCCAATGAAAATACACACGGCATCCTCTGGAATTTGCTGCATACTAAACTTCTTCAACTGTAAATTCATTGCAGCAGAAGCAGCCATTAGAACTAATGTGAAATTATATTAAGAAAAAATATTCATAGCGCGCCATCTTTAGTAATGTGGTATCTTTACTAAAGTAATGTCTTCTCCTTATCCTTCACTAAGAACAGTTGAACTTCCTTATCCAGTAACTTGGGATATAAAACCACCAATGGGCCTTCAAACCGCACTTGAATCTCATTTTAAACCATTGCAAACAACACATCCCGGCATGATTCGGTTTGGTAAATCCAGTAAATTTAGCCCATTTCAGCGGTTTGATCATAAATGGCACCTTGAGGAAATCACCGACGGTGTTCCTCAACGGTCGGGACCTTTTTCAGGAAAAGCCCGTGCATATAAGGACTCAGTTGGAACAGATGAGATTGTAGATATTTCTGGATTTTGTAAGATTACCCATCTTCTTGATGCTTACAAGATGATACAGGGAAATTATCCGTTATCACAGCACCCTGGATTACCTGCTCCAAGTAAACGATCTGCGAAAGTTTATAGTAAAATTCACGATCCTCATAATCAAGCTTACGTAGACGGTGTTGCATGTTACATGCTTAGTAAATTTAGAGAGGCAGATCATTCTCCACATTTCTCCTTATTTTATGGAGCCTACCTCGCAATCGCTAAGAAATACTATTACAATATCACAGAGGATTTCTCAGATATTAGATTTGATTCATGGTTTTGGAAGAAACAGAAGGAAGGTGTCTTTAGTTTAGTTGCATTAAATGGCGATATTCCATTGGCATCAGATGACCCATTAATTGAGGCGCCTGACGATTTATATTCAGATGACGAATCTTCTATAAGCACTAAATCAAGTAGTTTTTCAGAATTTGAGGTTGGTGATAGATTTTCTGAAGTTAGTGGAGGGAGTCTCCATTCTGCTTCTATTTCTACATCCTCTGAAGATTCATCTGATTCGTATGAGTCAGATGGTCCTGGAAAAGAATATAGGTTTTTTGCTCTACTTTCTGAATTTCCTACAATGCTTATGTTTTTAGAATCTAACACCGCCACCATGGATTCATTATTAGATTCTGATTGTCCTCACATGGATGCTAAGCCTGGCACCCAGGCCTGGGAGGACCGTTGGACTGCATGGCTCTTCCAAGTCATTGTGGCCCTTTGTCAGATTCAGAGCTTATGGGCTATGACTCATAATGATCTGCATAGTAATAATATTCTGTGGGTTCCAACGGACAAGGAATTTTTGTATTACACTACTAATGATGGACGCAAGTGGAAGGTGCCGACATATGGAAAACTCTTTCGTATTATAGATTTCGGTCGTGCAATATTTACGCATAATGGCACTCTATGTATCAGCGATGACTATTGGCCTGAGAATGAGGCTGGAACTCAGTATAACTTTGGACCCTTCTATTCTCCCAAGGAACCAAGAGCTTATCCAAATCCATCCTTTGATTTATGTAGATTATCTGTAAGTATTATTGAGGCGCTTTTCCTGGAGAATCCCCCTGCGGATAAGGAAGGTGGGGCTATAATGAGCTCAGAAGATGGAAGAGTTCAGAAAGAAACTGTCTCTGAACTTTTCAATGTTATGTGGTCCTGGTTAATAGATGATGATGGTCGTAATGTCCTATGGGATACAGACCAATCTGAGCGGTATCCCGGATTTGATTTGTATTGTGTTATTGCACAGAAGGTAAAGGGAGCAGTGCCTAGGGAACAACTGGATAGGTCTATATTTAGCCAGTTCGTCTGCGAGTCTTCCGTTGTCCCCGAAGGTGAGAAAGTTTACTCACTTTTCTGTTAACCCTTGTTTTTCTTTGCTTATCTTGTCCTTTGGGAATCCACGAACAATAAGAGCTACCTTTTTGAATCCAGAGCTCGGGGTGGCATTTAGGGCAATCTGCAACATCTGGGGAGCAACATTCCATATCTTAATTTATATATATAAATTAAGATATGTCGGCAGCTGCAGGTTCATCTGGGCAATCAATGGACAAAATAAAAGCAAGGCGCGAAGCAAATCTTGCAAGAGGTAAAACTCAATTTGAACAATTAAGACTTGCAATTAAGGATGCACCAATATTTTTATGCTCTACCCATGGTTTATACGATAGAACTATAGAACCAGTAAAATGGACCGTTCCTCCGAATACATTTATTTTTGAAGCGCAAACAATTGGTGATTTAACATTAACTTCACTTGATATACCTTTATGGGAATTATTACAGGGTGGTAGAAGATGGGGGTTTATGAAATATCTGATGCGTGATTATGCATCGATTGAACGTAAGGGTATTCAGATAGATGAAGTATATAAACAAACCTTTGCAAGCTTAGTTCTTTATAAACCTGGAGATGAAATATATGAACGTGTTCTTAATATAGGAGGAGGGCGTTCTAGTAAAACGACTGGTGCAAGAGAACAATATGCTGGAATGGGGTTCTTTAGATTTAATGCAGGCGATCCAGCGTATACTTATAGAGGATATGGTAGAAGGGAATATGGTTCTCCAAATCCTTATGAAATTTTGCACAAATTACAGGAACAAATGGTAGGCGACGACTATTTAGAATTAACAGATAACTCGTTTGTTCATTATGTCAATCTTCTAAATCAGGCACCTACATGGAGAAACGGCACTCCTATACAAGATGTTGATTTCAGGTTAGCTTGGAAGCACTCAGATGAACCTGGTCAACCTGGTAAACCTAAAATTTTTATTTTTTCTTCATGTGCAGCAGTAAATGACGATAGTAGTCCTGAAGGTATAAGGCGCTGGGAAATGATTGCTAGAATTCAACAACAAAGAATGCTTGAAGCTAAATCTGATTTAAATATTTATTCTCTTTTAGGAGGGTCTTATGGATCTGCGGTAGAAAATGCAAATGTAAAACCAGGAAAATTAGAGCCTGGTGGTGGAACTACTATGGTTTTAAGACCTAGACCATATGAACCTGCTATCTTTGCCCCTGGGCCTAGAGCAGGTGCCATTGAATTTTTTTCAGAGCCAGATTCAGATTTAAAAGAGGAAAAATTATATACTGAAGGCGAAAAGGGTGGGTATAGACCTCATAGAGTTACAAGAAAATATAAAGCTAAAACTAAAACTAAAGCTAAAGCTAAAGCTACTAGAAGGACTCGCTAGGTTGTCCTTCGGCTGCGGCGATTCCTAGGACATCCATAGCCTTCTTGTGAACAACTAGGGCTCGAATCTTTCTTGTAGGTGCATATTTCTTCCTGGCAGCCCATCTATGATGACCGTCTATGACATAATGATTTTTTGAAATGACAATAGGAGAATCCTTATATTTTCCTGTTGCCATTGCCTCGCCAATTTTTTTCACTACTGAATTCTTAATTTCTTCTTGGCTAGGAATTAATGAATCTGGTCTCACCATTTCCATGTGCGACTTTATTCCGTATTTTCGTTTAATAGATCTAGCAAAGCGTTGTGTATTATATATTTGTGGCATAAGGCGCCTAGGTATTTCCTTGTGACCTGTGCAAAATCCTCGTTCTGCATCACATAAGTCTACTTTAGGATCGGGCTTAGAGCGTCGGGATGACTTATGCTTAGTGACCTTTTCAATCCATTTTTTATATATAGGACTTCTTAACCATTTTCTTGTTTTGTTGGAACTCATCTAACTAAGAATAAGAAGAATAGAAATTTCCAAAGGCTTTCCAAACAGATCCTGTATATAATAATTTTACAACTTCTATATCATTTATTGTTGTGTTACCTTGATTTGTTAAGCAATCTGGATTGGTTGGATTTGGATTAATACCTCCGCTCCATAAAATAGTATAGGTTGAGCCAGAATTAATTTGAATTTGATATACATATGCTTGAGAATATATACTTTGATTTATAATAAATGTTAATGTATAATATTGATTTGCAGTTAAAGGTATATTGTTAATATTGATAACTAATTTTTTAGAACTTCCTGATGTAACTTGAATATAATAATTATTAGCAGTTGTATATATAAATGATCCTAAATTTACATCACTATTTACTGCTAATATTGGTATAACTAATGTATTTACTCCGCTTCCATTGCTACCAGTTGCTCCTGTTCCAGAATATGATCCAGGTGCACCAGTGTATCCAGTGTAACCAGTTGTGCCTGATGGACCAGTTGTTCCAGAGTGACCAGTATAGCCAGTATAGCCAGTAGGGCCAGATAAGCCACTATAGCCAGTTGTTCCTGAGGAACCAGTTGCTCCTGTTCCAAAATTGTATCCAGGGGCTCCAGTATATCCAGTTACTCCAGAATAACCAGATGAACCAGTATATCCAGTTATTCCAGATGAACCAGTATATCCTGTTATTCCAGATGAACCAGTTGTGCCAAAGGCACCAGTTGTTCCAGATGCACCGGTTATTCCAGATGAACCAGTATAACCAGTTGTGCCAGAGGCGCCAGTTTTTCCAGAATATCCAGTTGTGCCAGAGGAACCAGTATATCCAGTTGTGCCAGAGGAACCAGTATATCCAGTTGTGCCAGAATGACCCGTTTCACCAGATATACCGGTTGCACCTGTTCCAGAATTGTATCCAGGGGCTCCAGTATATCCTGTTGGGCCATAGGCACCAGTTGTTCCAGAGGCACCAGTTATTCCAGGTGAACCAGTATATCCAGTTATGCCAGAGGAACCAGTTGTGCCATAGGAACCAGTTGTTCCAGAGGCACCAGTTATTCCAGGTGAACCAGTATATCCAGTTGTGCCAGAGGCACCAGTTTTTCCAGTATATCCAGTTGCCCCAGAGGCACCAGTATATCCAGTTGTGCCAGAGGAACCAGTATATCCAGTTGTGCCAGAACGACCCGTTTCACCAGATATACCGGTTGCACCTGTTCCAGAATTGTATCCAGGGGCTCCAGTATATCCTGTTGGGCCAAAGGCACCAGTTGTGCCAGAGTGACCAGTTGTTCCTGAAGAACCAGTTATACCAGAGAAACCAGTTGCACCAGTATAACCAGTTTTTCCAGAAGTTCCTGTATAACCACTTGGACCTGAAGGACCAGATGCACCCGTTAGACCACTTGGACCGCTTGGACCAGTTACACCAGTTGCACCTGTTCCAGAATTAGACCCAGGAGTTCCAGTGTAGCCAGTTACACCGGAAGTACCAGTAGCACCTGTTCCAGAATTAGACCCAGGAGTTCCAGTGTAGCCAGTTATTCCAGGAGTTCCAGTGTAGCCAGTAAAGCCAGTTGTGCCAGAGGGACCAGTAAAGCCAGTAAAACCAGTAAAGCCAGTTCTGCCAGAGCCACCAGTAAAGCCAGTTGTGCCCGAGGGACCAGTAAAGCCAGTAAAGCCAGTAAATCCAGTTGTGCCAGAGGAGCCAGTAAAGCCAGTAAAGCCAGTAAAGCCAGTAAAGCCAGTAAAGCCAGTAAAGCCAGTAAAGCCAGTAAAGCCAGTGTATCCAGAAATACCAGAAGAACCAGTTGCACCTGTTCCAGAATTAAATCCAGGTGCGCCAGTATAACCTGTTATACCAGAAGAACCAGTTGCACCGGTTCCAGAGTTAGATCCAGCTGCACCTGTATACCCTGTATAACCAGTTGTGCCAGAGGCACCAGTAAAGCCAGTAAAGCCAGTAAAGCCAGTAAAGCCAGTAAAGCCAGTTGTGCCAGATGGACCAGTAAATCCAGTAAAGCCAGTAAAGCCAGTAAAGCCAGTAAAGCCAGTAAAGCCAGTAAAGCCAGTAAATCCAGTAAAGCCAGTAAAGCCACTAAAGCCAGTAAAGCCAGTAAAGCCAGTAAATCCAGTAAAGCCAGTAAAGCCAGTAAAGCCAGTAAAGCCAGTAAATCCAGTGTATCCAGTGTATCCAGTGTATCCAGTGTATCCAGAAATACCAGAAGAACCAGTTGCACCTGTTCCAGAATTAGATCCAGCTGCGCCAGTATAACCTGTTATACCAGAAAATCCAGTTGCACCTGTTCCAGAGTTAGATCCAGCTGCACCTGTATACCCTGTATAACCTGTTGTTCCAGAGGGACCAGTAAAGCCAGTAAAGCCAGTAAAGCCAGTAAAGCCAGTAAAGCCAGTTGTGCCAGATGGACCAGTAAAGCCAGTAAATCCAGTAAAGCCAGTAAAGCCAGTTGTGCCAGAGGGACCAGTAAAGCCAGTATAACCAGTTGTGCCAGAGTAACCGGTAAAGCCAGTATAACCAGTTATTCCAGAGTAACCGGTAAAGCCAGTGTAACCAGTTGTGCCTGAGGCACCAGTTCCAGAATTTGATCCAGGCATTCCAGTAAATCCAGTAAATCCGGTATACCCAGTTACACCATCAATTCCATTTGATCCATCTATTCCTTGATTACCCTGATTACCTTGTGCACCCTGAGCCCCTTGATTACCCTGATCACCATCTTTCCCATTTATTCCAGCAGCTCCTTGATTACCCTGTGCACCCTGAGCCCCTTGATTACCCTCAGTGCCTTGTGCACCCTTAGCCCCTTGATTACCCTGAGCCCCTTGATCACCCTGAGTGCCTTGATTACCCTGAGCCCCTTGATTACCCTGAGCCCCTTGATTACCCTGAGCCCCTTGATTACCCTGAGCCCCTTGATTACCCTGAGCCCCTTGATTACCCTGAGCCCCTTGATTACCC